TTACAAACAAGTGATGACGACATTACGAGTATAAATTTTCATTATAAAAATATATGGAATAGAAAAAAGAAAGGAGAAAAATGAGTAAAAAATGGTTAAGAATTGGTGATGGTAATGTACTTAAATTTAATTCTAAAAAAGATTTAAAAGAAAGCATAATAAATTATTTTCTTAATTGTTGTGATGAAGAAGATATATATTCTAATGGAAAAACTAAATATGATTATATGAGTTTAGATGAACTATTAACACTTGGTAATTTTGAGTGTGTAAAAGATGATGGCAATAATTGTTATCATTAATAAATAAACAAATAGAAAGGAGAAGAATGAGTAGTATTCAATTTTATTGTGGAGTAGTTTTTATCTTCACAACAATCGTAATGATAATAACAATATAAATAGAAAGGAAAATAAATGACCGAATATAAAAAACTAGAATTATTACATAGTCAATTAGATGAATTAATACAAGGTAATCAATTACCTATTGATGAATTAAAAATTCTACAATCTTTTATTGAAGATATAAGAGAAAAACATTTAACTAACAGAAAGGAAAAATAAAATGAAAGTAATAAAAGTAATAGAACAATTACAACATTATGTAGATAACTATGGAAAAAATGTTGAAGTTGATTTTAAAATGGTAGCACCAGAAAATATATGTGATGATGATACTATGGATATTGATATTAATTTTGAGGGTGAAATAGGTACATCATTATTACCAGAAAAAGTTGAAATAGGTTTTGCTTATGATGATAAAAAAGATTGGTCTAGTGATTGGAAAGCACGACTAGATAAATAAACAACTACAAGAAAGGAGAAATAATGGATAAAGAAAAAGCAATAAATTTTTTATATAAAGATTGGTTAGGTTATAAAAAATACTACAAAGAAAAACAAGATTTTAATATGAAAGAAACTTTTATTGAATATCTTGAAAGAGAAATACCACAATATATACAAATCGAGGAATAATGGCAGTAAAACATTGGAACACAGGATCAAGTGCAGAAAGATATAGACGAGAGAACGAGCAAGCGAGCAAGCAAAAGAATAAATTTAAAAAAATGTGGGAGCGAGCAAGCAAGGAAAAAAGGGGGTCAGTATCCGTACCAATTGCAAAGCAAGGTAGTTCGTAAGCCACCCCCAATTTAACTTGATTTATACGACAGATTACGGTAAAAGTCAATCTATGGGTGTACCAGCTAAACTTACTGAAAAACAGATTAAATTCGCAGAATTGCTTGTTTATAACGAGGGCAGAATGTCACCGGCAGAATGTGCCAAAGAAGCTGGATATACAACCAGGCCAAGACAGGCTGCGAGCGAGCTGAGAAACCCTAAATATTCCCCATTAGTAGTAAGATATATTGGAGAGCTGCGAGCTGAAGTCCAGGAGAAATATGGAATTACATTTGAAAGACATATTACAGAACTTGCAAAAATTAGAGATGACGCTAGAGCCAAAGGTGCGTGGTCCGCTGCAACCAATGCTGAGGTAGCAAGGGGAAAAGCTGGTGGATTATATGTAGATCAAAAATTAATCATGACCGGGAACATAGATAAATTATCAGAACAAGAAATAGAAGAAAGAATGAAACAAATTCTAAATGATCACAAGGACATTATAGAAGGTACATCAACAGTAGTGACCCCAACAAAACCTGTGAAATCAAAAAATATAAAAAAATTAAATTAAACTTTTTTCTTCGAAACAGTAAGGATAGTTTTAAATCTTTTTGGCTGTCGTATAGGTGCTTTAATTCCTTCTGAATCTGGTCCTTTAACTGGTGGTATTTCATTCCATTTAACATTAGGCATGTTCTTTGTTAGGGTTGGGTTTTTTTTCATAGATTAATTTTTTCCATCTTGACTATGCAGCCACGTGGAAAGACATTTCTGTCGGAGAATAATTCGTCGTTGTCTTCATAACTTGCAAACGTTCTAACGTTCTTTTTATCCTTACTAAATAAGTAAGCTTGAGTAATCATAACACTTGGATTAAATTTTGTAAACTCTTCAGCTGTGCTGTGGCCTGAATCACCGGTGATGTCCAACCACTTAATAGAATAGAAATAGTATTTCTTATTCTTAATTACAACATGTCTGTACTTTGATTTCTTTCGGGATTTTGGCATAAGAATTTTTACTATAAGAGAAATATTTAGGCAATTTTATTTTTTATAAAAAAAAAAATGCTCTGGCACTTCAAGTATGTAAAAATGGTGTAAAATGGACTATTGTGCCATGGTGTGCCATGGGAAATCAGAGCCATGGAACAGCTATTAGTCAATAATACCAACACTAATAGCCTAAAAACAGTACTGTGCCATGTGTACCGCCAATAAAAAGTGATGACTGAAAAAAAAATTTACCCTAAAATTTCTCTTATACCGTGGCACAGCTCAAAAAACCCCGTAAAACGACCCTTGCCACACTATTGACACATTATGGACATAATTACTTTAGAATAATTCTAACTTATAATGGGGCTTCCACTCTCGCTTCCACCCCACTCCTGACAGGATAAGTTAACTCTGTTTATATGTAGGTGATCTCCACCTTTGAATAGATTCACTTTTAAATACTACCCTAGCTGGTTCTGGTGCACCTATAATTGCATTCTCTTGTACTTCTATTTTTCTTATTTCTTCCAAATGTCCATCTTGGGTTTCAATATATATAGGACAATCAGATATAGCTGTACCCTTTTGGGCATCAGTAAATTTTCCCAAATAAGCTTGTAGTTCTCTTACACGCATACTCATTTAACGTTCTCCTTTTGTTTTAATCGTTAAGTCTTTCATTTAATTTAACATTCTCTTTAAAAGTCTGATCTTTTTGTATTTTTTGTGCATATGTCTTAACTAGAGTGTGCCACTTATCACTCCAAATTTGTTTCATACCCTTGTCTTTTGCTTTGTTAGCTGAATTAGCTAGATTGTTTAGCCTCTTCATCATCACTTGTAGCTCTTGCTCTTTGCTCATAGTATTGACTCACCTTTCCTAACCATTGATGTTGATAGTTTTTAAACTCCTCACCTTCAACTATAAATTCTTGATAAAAATTATCTTTAGAACACATCATAATTACACCTTTGTTTATTGAGGTCTTATGCATATAATTATGAGCCATTGCGTAGGCTGCTAGTTGAAGTTTGTAATCCCCGATCCACTCTTCTCGTTTCGGTTTATTCGTTTGCTTAAAGTCGATAATAGCATCGCCACCCTTGTGTACCCCAACCATGTCTGTTTGGCCTGCGTATAGCCCTGGATAGTGAAGTGTACACTCTATACCATAATACTCGGAAACGTTGCATAAGCCTTGCTCTATGACCCTTACAGCCATATTATGGGCTTGTTGTCCGACTTGAGTAAGATCTAAATAACCAGATTGGTCTATGTATCGCTCTAAAATTTTGTGCATCGCAGTACCACGAGCTGCAGCTTCTTCAGTAATTTTTTTAGCCGTCTCTTCTCCTACCCGGTCGCGCCATGCTTGTAAGCTATCAGCTTTTTCAGCTGATTGAGTAGCTGATAATATGGTCGTAACAGATGGTAATTTTTCTTTCCCGGTGTCATAATGACGAACCCCGTCCACCGATTCTCGAACCGTTTTTGGGTAGATATAACAGTTATTATGTTTCATTTATTTCCCTTTATGATTTGTTTCATTACAGTTGTCCATGGGTTTATGTCATAATCACTATGAGCACAACCCCCAAGTAATATTAATATAATTAATGTAAAAAAAATTTTCAAATGTTCCCTTCTCTTCTCCTTCTACCAAATATAGTTCTCCAAAACCAACTTCGACAAATAGAGATTGCAGTAAAGATAACTGCGATATGAAAACTCTCTAACACCGTTGGGTATAATCCAAAAAATGGAAATATAAATAATTGTATCATAGTCGATAGCAATAATCCACTACCGACATCGATACATGTTTCAAACAGATGTCTCATTCTTTTTCGGCTTCAATGATTGCTTTGCCGATTTCTTCGACGATTTGCGGGACGATAGAATTGCCCAATCCTTTAAGTCGGTGTACCCTCCC